AGAAGTTTTATATATTAAAGTTTTATATATTAAAGTTTTATATATTAAAGTTTTATATATTAAAGTTTTATATATTAAATTTTATTAATTTAGTAGTTAATTACACCACCTGATTGGTCTTTTAATTCGTAAATAAAGATAGTACCTCTAGTTCTAGCCATATCTACAAAGTTATTTCCATCATCGGCATTAGCAAAGTCTCTTGTTCCTGGGATTATAGTGATAGGTTGGTTGAAACTTTGAGCTTGTGTTGCAGGATCGAAGAAACTATCTCTTACACCAAGAGGATCGTATTGTAAGTATTCAGCATCATATCTACCAGCTTCAGGATCAGGGTGGATCATGATTATTGTTGATGATCCAATAATCAAATGTTTGTTTGGGTCAACCTTGTTGTTAGTTTCGCAGATAACAACGGATCTTAATTGGTATGTATCTTCTCTAAGATCGAAACTTGTTTGGAAGTTAACACCTCTTTGGTTCAATCTTTCAAACCCAGCAATTGCTGCAGGTAATCTGTTGAAGTTGAATGGGTTCATATCACCTACTCTTAATACATGTGATCTTCTGTCAACGTAGAAGATGAGTAATCCTCTGCTGTAAATCAAACTTTGGTTTTTAGGAACAATTTGTCCATTTTCAATAAACCATTGTGATTGTTCAAGAGCTTCAGATAAATCAACTGGATCACTATTATTGATTGAAAGAGGAAGTCTCAAGTTAACCATAGGAAGAGATGTTACTTGAGGAACAAAGTTTTGAACATATGGGTTGGTAGTTACTAAACTATAGATTGGTGTAGTGGCAACGACAGTAGGTCTAAATGAGAAAGCGGCAACTAATCTCTTGATGATAGTACCGTCATATCTTCCGTACACAAGGTCAGGAGTATCCCATCTGTTTAATCTGCATAAATCAACAGACATCAAAAATTCTTGAGAAGATTTGTTGTAATATTGTCCATTTCTTAAACTTAAGACGGAGTTCCACAATTGTGTTTGTAAGTTAGCTCTGTTAAGAAGATCTTTAATTGCACTAACTTTGTCGCAAACAACATCATTAGGATCGGTTACTAAACTGTAGAATAATTCGTAGTCAGGTTTAGTTCTGAGTGGTTCTTGTCTGTATCTTGCTTTAACAATTCCTGCAATATTGGCAAAAATAAAGTGATCTTCAAGAACTTGAACTTTAGGTAAAAACAAGGCAGCAATCACGGGATGAACGTGGTTACCAGGGTTGTTACCGTATTCTCTGTGGAATTTACCACTAAGAGCTTCATAATCACAATCAGTGTAAGTCATACTTTGAAGGATAACTTGTGCATGAAGAGGTTTAGTTTCTTCGTAAAGTCTAAGGATATCTTGAAGTACTCTAAAATCTTCATCACTTACTTTGAATCCTGTTCCGGTTGTGTCAATAGTAACTGAGCCAAGAACTTTAGCCAAATTGGTTCTAGGTAAATAGACATCTGGTCTTTTGTAGCCAGCAAGTTCTTGTTCGAATTGTCTTTTGAACTCCTCAAATTCATCATCGCTTAAATTGTATTTCTTTTTGTATTTTAAAGCTTTAGCCAACAATTTGTGGAAAGGATAGTTAGTGTTAGCATATTTTTCTCTGATTAAAGAAGCAAATTTAGTAGCTCTTTTTTTGATTTTCCCTTGTCTTTCAACAAAGGCTTCTTTTATTTCTTCTACTAATTCTTCATCGTTGTATTTGTTTCTTAATTTTAACAAGTCGTGTTGACTAATATTACCATCAGATTTTTTAAAAAGCTTTTGTACCTCAGTTTCAACTACTGTTCCTTTTCCGCCTCTTGATACATCAAATGAAGAACCCTTATTTCTGCTATAATGTTTAGTCTCTGAATTATCAATTGAAGACATATTTTTATATATATATTAATTAAATATATTTTTTTTCTAAAAAGAATATGAATTTAAATTAATTTTAAAGAATTGATTATAGATTTTTCATTTTAAATATTTCTGTTAACTGCGTTTCTTAAGGTTTTCCTTCTAATTTAGAAAATTCTATAATATTTTTTATAATACTATTTTCTTAAAAATAAAAGCCATTTGCTTTCAGTTCTATTTTAATAAGACTTTAATTATATTTTTATGATTTAGAAATATTTAATACTTACTTTAATTATAT